CTCCGTCCATCGCTTGTTTAGCTAAGTTGTCAAAGTCTGGCACCTTATCCATCGGCGGTAATTCTTTTAATCCTTTAAGTTTTAACGGGGGTCTAAAAGCAACAACAATATATATAAGGCAGGCTGAGGAGATAATCTTGATATTATGTACACGCATATAATTGCTAGCTATAAGTCTGATACTTGCTTCTTCATCTTTATTGATACTATACGCATGTCCTTTTCCAAATTGGACAGCCTTTTTTGATTTTATCGCAAATGGAATTGTTAGCTTTATATCCCAGTGGACAGCATTTAAAATAGCATTGTGGATGCGTAATAAATTGCTTTCATGATTATTTAATGCTAAATCCATTCTATCATCCTACTCATTATCATTTTTGAAAAACAAAGAAATTATTTCTGAAAAGGCTATAAACAAACATGCGCAGATAAAAACAATAAACAAACATGCGCAGATAAAAACAATATAAACACATGGAGGTATCCAAAGAGGACATGTTATCCATATCCACGACCACGGAAGTATGTGATTTAATTTTAGTATTAAAAATATTATAAATATGGCTGATGTAAAACCAATATAAATTTTCATAAATTAACTCTTAATTATTCCTCTATTTATTTTATCTCTATTCTTATTGATAATTTACTGGACTCTAAAATTATTTTACTGAGAATTTCCCTAAAAATACTATCACGTAGAGCGTTATTACGTATACGATATAAATATGATGCTATTGTATTGGGCGGTATATTTAACATTTTATGTAAATGTCTAGTAAATACGTGGTATTCCTTGAGTTTTTTATTAAATTCTGATTGGCTTATATTAATATTTAAATTAGATATTTGGTTATATACACGTTTTAGTCCAATACAAAGAGATGTTAATACGGGTTCTGTAACACGTCTAGTTCCTATTTTCATCTGATAGAAATAGTCCTTAGTGTAGCCGGAATAAAAAGAAGCGTCCCCGGTAGTCAAAGCGTATCTATTTAACATCTCTAATAAGATTTTTTTGTTGTTTGGGTTTTTCATTTCAACAATCATATAGACAATAATTAATTATGTCAATAGTTAATTGTTTAAGAGTTGTCTGTTCTAAAAAGGTTTGTATAGCCTTTTCCGATACTTCGATAGATTTCTTGTTTTCTTTACATCCTAAAGCTTGATTCTCCGTAAATAAATTAAAAATAGGCTCTCCTAAAGCTTCACTAACTTTCAATATTGCTTTTTTATAATCTCCCTTTTTATTATAAATACTTGCTTTCATTGAAATAAATCTATTAAGATCGGTATAACTTATACCATGATCTTTGCAAAATTTAGGGATACTATCATATCCTTTGCGTTTTACAGCTTGCAGAAGAAGGTTGTTACGGATTTTAATATCAATTCTATATTCAGACATAATAATATTATCTTATCTTAAATTAATAAATTATGTCAATATATTTCGCAAGAATCCTACGTTAATTAATTAATATTTAATTAAACGATTGTTAATAATTTCTTAAAAAATCACTATCAGCATATTTTATATTATATTATATTATATTATATTATATTATTTTATATTAATATTGACTTAAGAAAAAATTAATATATACTAATTACCCAGTAATAGCGGATGAAATATATAATGATTTATAGCAAATCCCTGACAATAACGATCCTTTAGCCAGCCCGGCTAACGCTATTACTACGTTATTGTTGGGGTTTGCTATATTAAGGATTATGTTTATATATGGCTAGGTGTAAGTCGATAAACAGATTAGGATATAGGTTTACTTCTATCCCTACATATATCTTAATAGGGAGCAAAGAATATTCTAGCCTTACAGGCAATCAAGTTAAGCTTTTATTTGATCTTTTTGGCCAATATAATGGTACCAATAATGGCGATTTTTGCTGTACTTGGTCTTATATGTCCAAACATGGATGGAAAGCTGAAACTACTCTTTTTAGAGCATTAAGAGTACTTGAAGAATCTGGTTTTATTATCAAAACACGTCAAGGCGGTCGTAATAAATGTAGCTTATACGGCGTTACTTGGTTAGCTATTGATGAATGTAAAGGTAAATTAGATATTCCTGCTCAGCGTGTTGCCTCTAATTCTTGGAAAAAATAACCCGTTATGATTATTTCTGTACTACGGGAGGCGTAGTAGTCAGGGCATTTTTAATTATTTTTGTACTAGCGTAATGAGTGTAACGTACTAGCAAAACGAGTGTAATGGGAGTCTTTTTTTGTTTTCTGTACTAGCAAAACGAGTGTAGTCAGGGCATTTTTAATTATTTTTGTACTAGCAAAACGCTAGTCCTTTATATATCTACCATATGCCCCTATATTTGGTACCCTGTCCATAGTATGGAGAATATGTTAAAGCTAATCTATTTACTGGGAGAGTTAACAAGACATAACCTAGGGCGAAAAGATTAGGTTATGTCTTGCGATGAGTTAGTTGGTTGCCAAAATGTCATACCAAATGGCAATCAAGCGCATAAGGTAAAGAGATAATAACTTAATGGGTATGATTCCATAGGGTATAGAATAAAAGTTTAATGTAGAGAGTTTAAGGAGGTTTTATGTGGAAAGATTATATCCCAAGTTACGAAGAGTATAAGCTTATAAAGTTAGGGCTGAAAAATAAAGATATTAAAATAGAAAAAACATCTACTGTAAACCGAAGGTATAATAAAATTAAGAAAAAATATAGCTGTTAGGGTTGGGAGTTTTGGTTAATTAGTAGAAAATGTAGAAGAACCAAAAGCTAACAGCTACAATTGACTATTAAATCAAAAATGTTATATAATGTCAAATGTTATTTGTAATAAGGAGAAATGAAATGCCCCTTAAGAAAGGTTCTAGTAAGAAAACGATACAGTCTAATATAAGCGAATTAGTAAAAACGTATGATAAAAAAGGTAAGATTGGAACTAGTAAGCCTAAGTCTAAAAAGGCTGCTATTAAACAAAGCGTCGCTATAGCTTATAGCAAAGCTGGTAAGTCTAAGAAAAAGAAGAGAAGAAATGATATGGCTAATATCAAGCTTAAAAAAAGTAATGTACCGGATAAGAAATTTAATAAGAAAGAACTTGTTAAAGGTACTAAGACCGAAAAAGAACATACTAATAACAAAAAGATAGCTAAGCAAATAGCTAAAGCTCATCTATCAGAGCATCCTGAATATTATAAAGAGCTTAGTAAAATGGAAAGTAAAATGAAGAGGAAGCGGAAAAGAAAGGTGTAGTTATGTCAAAAACAAAAAAAATAAGCAAAAAGAAGGAATATGACGTGAAGCCCTTTGTAGCATGGGTTGGTCAACACCGTAGTGGTCATATAACTGAGGATGTACACGTTCCAAAGAAGTATAGAAAGTCTATTGCATTACATGAAAAAGTAGAACGCAAAGAAGAGATAAAACACAAATTACCTTATAAAAAAGCACATGCTAAAGCTAATGAAGCTGAGAAGAAGAAATACTTTACTAAAGACGGTAAGTTTGAAAAGGCTAAATGGCATACGTATGAAAAAGATATAAATAAAATATATCGAGCTAATCTAGCTAAATCCAAAGCTAAAGCAAAGAAAAAAAACAAATCCTAGATTATTCATATTTAACATAATAATATGTTGACATTATATTATAATGATGATATTGTATCTCCTGTTTAATATAAAGGAGAAAATGTATGAGAAGTTTGATGGTAATGGGGTTGTTGGGGGTATTATCTCTGTCAGGATGCGCTGCGCTACAACCTAATAACGCTAAAGATTTAGGTATTGATCAAATGCCGATGATAAAAACAGTTACACTAGATGAGAAAAGTTTTTTAACTTTTTATGCCGTAGCTGCTGAACAAGGAGATAAAATAAACGTAGGTTCTATTATAGCCTCTGATCCAACTCTTTATAGAGAAAGAATTGATTATGATCTAAATTGCGCAGCATCACAAAAAGAATACGATCAGGCGTATAAACTTAATGATTGTGCTATTGATCTTTCTTTGGTTCAAAAAAGAGGAAGGACTAACACTGTAATTTCAGCTGAAGCTCATACTGCAGAGCCGGTAATTATATTAAAGACCTGGTCTTATGATAAAGACATAGTGTATGTAGAAGCTATAAGTAATGCATTGCAACATGAAATAACTTTTGGATATACTGATATTTCTAACATTGAAAGAAAGGTCGAAAAATAAGATGTTTATTTCGGTAGCAATCGTAATTTTTATATTAATAGCTTATCTTTATAAGGATGAGATAAAATGATTATGAGCGATATTTCGTTTAGAATAAAACTTCCATCCTGTTATTTTGAATGTGTCAAAGCTCTAAGACAAGGAAAATATCGCTCTTTTGGTAAAAAAGATCCAACAGGTTGTGATAGTTTTAACGCAAAATTGATTTTAACAAATCAGTAGGGACAGCCTGTTGGATTTATTGTAAAAGTTATAAGGAAAAATAATTATGATTTCACACGCTATTATCTTAATAACACTACTTCTTTGTATAATAGGAGGAGTTTGTAGTGGTGGATTTGAAAGCAGGAAGATTCTTTATTGGAGTATCGGAATCATTGTAATATGGATACTTTTAGGCATTAATTGGACTATTAATGGTTTGATACCTCATTATAGTGACGGAACAAGAGAGGGATATATAGTTAAAATTAGTAATAAAGGTATTATTTGTAAAACAATTGAAGTAGAAATGCAAACGGGTACTGGTAATATGGCAGCTCTAGCTGAACCATGGGACTTTACTGTTTCTGATAAAGATCTTATAAGTAAATTATCAAAATCACAAGGTAAAAAAATAAAAGTAGAATATCATGCTTATTTGGTTGCTCCTGTTTGTATTAGTGAGAGCGGATATGTAGCTGATAAAATAGAAATTATAAAATGAGGTAAATATATGGCTGAAACAATGGTATGCCCTATTTGTAAGGGAAGAAAGTTTATCCTAGGAGATGGTTATATAGATCATGAATGCAAGAATTGCAACGGAAAAGGGGTTGTAGAAATAGAAAAAAAGATAGAAGAAGATTCTTTAGAGGCTTCCAAAGTAGCTGAGGCTTGTTCTGTTGTAATTGATCCTATAGCAAAGAAAAGAGGTCGTCCTAAGAAAAATGCCTAAATATAAGACAGTATTGGCTACCAAGACACATCTCACTGAGATGCAAGAAAAGTTTTGTGAAGAATATCTTAAGAATGGCCGGCATTTGGCCAATGCTGCTCGTGTCGCTGGGTACGCTAAAACTACATTATACTCCACCCCCCACAAATTAATAAACAAACCACATATCAAAAAATACTTGGATAGCCGGTTAGCAGCGGTCAGGAAAGAATATAAGGTAGATTTTGATTATAAAATTGGCAAGCTTGCTAAAGTGGTTAAGGCTTATCTCCCCGAGAATGATGATCTTTCAGATCCAGAAGGAACCAGAGTGGCTCTTGAGAAGGTTAAGGTGGCTATATCAGCTATACAGGAGTTAAACAAGATGCAAGGCGACTATGCGGCAGAAAAACGAGCTAACGTAAACATAAATTTAGATGCCGATATGGAAAAGTTAAAGCAGGTAATGGATGAATTAGTGGCTAAATATAGGAAAGAATATTGATGAAGAAAGATAATCCGTTAGCATTTAAATCTATAATAGAATTAATTAATTTACCTTTAGAGAAAATTAATGCTTATTTAGATTCTCTTTCTAATATACAAAGAGAGGGGCTGGAATTGATTAATTCTATTCTTAATAAGGAAGGAGATAATGACTTTAAACAAGGAAAAATATGTTTTCCTAAATGTAAAACATATAAAGATAGAATTTATTTTGCAAAAAGATTCCATGAACTATCGGATAAAACGACAGTCAAAAAATTTGCAGACTTTGAAAATGGGGGTGAGGATAGTTTAATTTTTGATTTTCCACCTCGTTACATTGGTAAAACAAAGGATGGATGAGTTGAAAGCTAAGTATAGGAAGGAGTATTGATGAAATATAAAATGTGTAATTGGAATAGTTTACCATGTCCAAAAGAGTTTTCTAATCCTAGAATGCCTGCTGATAAAGAAAAGATAGTTAATGATTTCTTTGATGAATTACTAGCTTTATATAAAAAATATAATGTTTCCATTAGTCATGAAGATGGACATGGTAGTTTTCTTTTAGTGGCTTACGATTCTCGATGGGATGATTCTAATACAAGAGAATGGATAAAAGATGCTTCTATAGAAAAAGGAGCTTTTGGATTTTCTGAGCAGTCTATGAGGATAGATGTAGATGAATAATCTACCAGATAATGACATTTTAGAAAGGAAAGCTGCTCTTTTAGGATCTTTGCTATTATTTACTCAGACGTTTTATAATCTTTTAACGGGTAGGGAGTTTAGAATAAGCTTCCCTGACGGAAGGGAGTCTCATTTCTATGTTATTTGTCGAGCTTTGGTAAAAGTACTTGAAGGGAAGATAAAAAGACTTATAATCAATGTGCCACCTAGATACGGGAAGACCGCCCTGTTAATCCATTTCGTGTCTTGGGCTATGGCTCATTTTCCAGACAGTAACTTTCTTTACGTGTCTTATTCTCATTCTTTAGCTAAGAAACAAACTCAAAACATACGGGATATTATTAATTCTCCCTTTTATAGAAAGATAGTTGGGATAACTATTAGCGATAACAGTTCCGCCAAAGATGATTTTGAATTAGACCAAGGCGGAAGTGTCTATGCAGCTGGAGCCGGAGGTACTATTACTGGTAGAGGCGCTGGCGTTATGGGATGTAATAGGTTTGGAGGCGCTGTAGTTATAGATGACATACATAAACCAGATGAAGTAACAAGCGATACGATGAGGAATGGCATTATAGAGTGGTATTACAACACTATGCAGTCCAGACTTAATAATGGAAATGACACTCCCATAATATTTATAGGACAAAGATTGCATGAGGATGATCTACCAGCTAATTTAATCAAAAAAGGAGGCTGGGAAGTATTAAGTATTCCAGCCTTAGACGAACATAATAATGCTCTATATCCAGAATTACACTCTACTGAAGACTTGCTTAAGATGAAAGAGCAAGAGCCTTATGTATTTGCAGCTCAATATCAGCAGAACCCACAGCCGGCAGGTGGTGGAATAATCAAGCCAGAATGGTTTGTATTAAAGGATGAAGAGCCTAAGATGTTAGTTACCTTTATTACCTCAGATACAGCAGAGACAACAAAAACATATAATAATGCTACTGTATTTAGTTTCTTTGGTATATATAAGATTAATATAGCCGGGTCTGATATAGAGCAATACGGATTACATTGGATCGATTGTGTAGAATTAAGAGTAGATCCTAAGGATTTACTCTCTGAGTTTATGAGTTTCTATGCCGGATGCTTAAGATATCCTGTTAAACCTAAAATAACAGCTATTGAAAAGAAATCCACTGGTGTTACATTAGTATCTATTCTAGAGAATACTCAAGGATTAGAGGCTTTGCCAATAGAAAGATCAATTAATAAAACAGAAAGATTTTTAGCTATGCAACCATATATAGCATCCAAACTAATATCATTGCCTAGATATGGCAAACATACTCAAATGTGTTTAGAGCATATGCGTAAGATAACTGCTAATAAATCACATAGATTTGATGATGTGGCTGACACATTGGCAGACAGTATAGATTTAACTTTTATAAGTAAAATGATTCCCAATAGATTTATAAGCAGTGCTAATACGGAAGCTGATGCAATAGTTAAGAGATTGGCTAATAACTTTAACAAAGTACAGAAAATGCAAGAAAATAGGAGATGGTAAATAGAGGATAAATAACTTATCCACAGGTTATTAACAGATTTACCAACATATTATCCACAACTAATTGCTTAATCTAGTTTTTGCTCTTATAATTTTATCTATGTATAACCATAAATGGATAATTTTATGCCTGAAGTAGCTCAAAAGTATCAAGATAATCTAGAAAAGATCAAAGATAAAATAGAATATGCCTATCAATATTTCCTACCTAACTATCAACGTTGGCACGAATACATGAAGTTCACATTTTTATCATCTTTATCTGACGATGATATATCGATGCTAAAGACTCTTAAAAAGCCACAGCTAGAATTTAATATATTAGAAGCTTATGTGTCAAGACTAAGAGGAGAGTTCTCGAAGCAAGAGCCGTCTATAGAAGTTATGGCGGATTATGGAGAGAATGTTGATCCTATGACTATACAAGTAGTTGAGGGTATTATTAGGCATATATTATGGGAAGGAAATAAGAATGGATGTGAATATAGGGTATATAGTGATTTATTAGCAGGTGGTTTTAGTGTCTATAAAGTTTGGACTGATTATGTAAATCCTATGTCATTCGATCAGGTCGTATATGCAGATAGAGTATTTGATCCAACGCTATGCGGGTTTGATCCAATAGCAAGACAACCTAGTAAATCAGATGGAAGGTTTTGTTTTGAGATGTATCCAAAAACAAAAGATGAATTTATACAGGAATATCCTGATGTAGACTTGGCTTCTGTCACTTTTAGACGTGATGTAGAGGGTTTTAATTGGTCATATAAGACACAAAAAGAAGATATTCTATTAATAGTAGATTATTACGAAAAGAAAAAGAAAAGAAAAAGAATTGTCAAATTAGCAGATGGTCAAACCATGACTACTGATGAATATAAAGAGTTTGTGGAAAAATGGGAAGCATCAGGACGAATAGAGCAGCCTCCAGCAATTGTTGGTAATCCTAGAAATACTGAAATTGAAACAATATGCCGTTATAGGCTTATAGAGAACCAGGTTATTGAATATATAGAAACTGATTATAAGTTTTTACCTCTAGTATTTATAGATGGTAATTCTGCTTGGATTAAAGATACTCCTAGCGGGGCTTTACAACAACATACTAGGCCTTATGTTTATAATGCTAAAGGAACTCAGAAGTTAAAGAACTTTGCAGGCCAGACCTTAGCTAATGAACTTGAAAACATGGTAATGCATAAATTTAAAGTACCTAAAGAGGGAATCCCTACTGGATATGAAGATGCTTATACTAATATACAGCAAGCTAATACTCTTGTATACAATGCTTTTAAAGATAATGACCCTAGCGTTCCATTACCACCACCGCAAGAAATAGCGCGTGTTCCAGCTCCTCCAGAAGTTAGCGGAACTTTTATGATGGCGGATCAAATAACTCAAAGTATATTAGGATCTTATGACGCTTCTCTCGGTATTAATAATAACCAATTAAGTGGAGTAGCTATTGTAGAAGGAGCGACACAGTCTAATGCTGCGGCTATGCCATATGTAGTGGGATTTATGCAAGGATTAAATCAAGTTGCTCAGATTATTATAGACTTAATTCCTAAATATTATAGAACACCTAGAACTGTTCCCGTTTCTACAAAAGAAGGTAAAAAAGGCTATGTGATAGTTAATCAACAAGGCGGAATTTCTTTAGAATATGATAGTAATGCATTGCATGTTAAGGTAGAAGCTGGCGTAAGTTTTGCTATTCAAAAGTCTAGAGCACTTCAACAGATAGTAGCTCTTATGCAGGCCTCTCCTCTTTTCGCTCAATTCATGAATCAGGATGGATTAGAAGTACTTGTGGATAACTTGGAAATACGCGGAGCTGATCAACTTAAAGGAATGGCTAAAGGCTTTATGGATCAATTAAAGAAACAACAGCAGATGCAGCAGCAAATGGCTATGCAAGCACAACAAAATAATCCGCAAGCAATGCGTATGCAATTAGATCAAGCTAAACTGGCTCAAGAAGCACAGCAAAACCAAATTGATAATAAATTAAAGGCCGCTCAATTATCTAATGATAAAGAAGCTAATGATACAGATAGGTTGAGAATATTAGCTAGCATGCATAATGATGATCAGAAAAGAGTAATACAACAGGAAGAAATTCAAACAAGAAAAACGGCGCAAGCTGTTGATTTGGCTGTAAAAGCTGCTGATATGAGTCATAGGCATATTAAAGAGGCTACTGAATTAAGACATAAACTAGCTGAGACTGCTAGAAAACATGCAGCATCACAAATAGAAAAATAATTATAATAAAGAGAAATCTGCAACTATTGTAAATAATTTTCTTATTCTTTCTATTAGTTTAAGCTTCCTTTCACGCGAAATAATGTTATTATCCAAGACGTAATTATTGTTCATGAAATCATTTAAAGATTGCTCTAATTTTGATGTTACTTTTAATATTTCAAAATATTCTTTTTTGGGTAATAAATATTTATAAACGATTTCTTCTATTTTTTCGGCTTCTGCTAAAAGTTCTTTTTCTTCACAACTTATTGAATTATCAGAATATTCTTTTAGTTTATTCTCTATTTTTTTTAATATTTCATTACAAATAATTTTATCTTTATTCATACCTAGCAAGTATAACACAGGTTAAATATATGTCAATATGTTTTAATACGGCCTCTAAAAATATAAAGGTTTATGTGGAATAAGTTGTTAATAAGTTGTGTATAAGTGTTGACTTTCAAATTATTATTACTAATATTAGATATATTAATACATATTTATTCTAAAACGGATAAATATTTAATATTTACGCAATTATGCGGTGAAATAATCACAGCCCAGTGTTTTGGGTCATTTACCGTGACGGGGAAATAGTCAAAGAGGTTTAAAATGACTGATGAGGTTAAAATATTGGAACCTGAAGAAAAGAATACAGAATTACAAGAAAAGGTTAGCGAACCTGTTAGCCCGGTGGCTACGGCTCCTGAGAAAAGCATACAACAAGAAAATAAACCTGAAAAGCTTTATACTAGAGACGAAGTTGCTAAGATAACAAATGCGGAGAAAAACAAGGCCTTAGATAAGGCAAAAAAAGAATTTGAAACAGCGGCTGCACTTAAGAATCAATCTTATTCGCAACCGCAAGACAATCTTGGACAGGACAATTCTAAACTTACTTCTGAGCAAATAAAACAAGTTCATCAAGAAATTGAAAATAAAGCTTATAGGCAAGCGCAAGAGATGTTCCATCAGAAATCAATAGCTGAGTTCCAAGGTAAGATTGCGGAGGCCAAGAAGAAATATAATGATTTTGATGAAGCTGTAACCTCTTTGGGCTTTGATAAAATGCCTGAAGATGCTTTGAAGTCTATGGTTAGTTTGCTGAATGTAGCTGATAATGGAGGCGATGTTCTTTATGATGTTGCCAAAAATCCTACAAAATATGCAGGTATAATCAATCTTGTTGCTATCAACCCTAATCTTGCAATTGCTGAAATTCAGCGGTTATCTAGGTCTATAAAAGACAACGATACCGCTACTAAGGCTCCAATCACTAATTCTCCATTAAGCCAAGTTAAGCCGTCTATTACTGGTGCGGATAATGGCTCAATGACTGTGAATGATTATCGTAAACAACCTTGGTTGCGCGGATAATATAAAAGTAAAGCCATTATCTTTGAATAAACAAATTTATTTGGAGATTTTAATATGGGTTTACCTACTAATGTGCTACAAACGGTACAAACGTACCAACGTAGCGAACTTGCTTATCTAACAAACCTTTTTGCGTTTATTGGTACTGCAAACAAAAAGTTCAAAGATTTCGAAAATTTAGAGGCTAATTTAGGTGATACTGTTACCTTTGATTTGCCACCTCGTTATACAACGACCAATAGCTTAGTTGCTACCTTTCAAGATTCACAACAAAGAGTGCAGTCGTTGACGGTTGATAAAGCGGTAAATACTGCTTATGCATTCAGCGCTCAACAGTTTGTATTTAATGTCCGTGATTATATGGAAAGATTTGGTAAATCAGCCGTATATGAGATTGGTTCTCAAGTGGAAGCAGATATAGCATCAACTATTGTTGATAACACCTATCGTTTCTATGGTGATGGCGTAACAGCTATCAATTCTTATGGACAATTAGCAACTGCTTTATCTTATTTCCGTAACTATGGTGCTGCTAAAGACAGCGTTCGTGGTTATTTATCAGATATAGCTGTTCCTGCTATTGTTAATAGTGGTTTAAGTCAATTTGTTCCGGATCGTAACGAAGAAATTGCTAATTCTTGGCAATTAGGTAAATTTAGTAATTGTGATTGGTATCAATCTAACTTTTTACCATTACATGTTTCTGGTACTGTTGGTAATGGTTCTACTTCAACAATTCAAACTTTGACTGTAGTAAGCACTAATGATCCAACTGGCGCCAATATTACTCAGATTACTTGTACTTGCGATGGTACTTTATCTGGTAGCGCTGATGCTATTAAAGCTAATGATGTTGGTTATTTTGTAGATCAAGCTACTGCTAGTTTAAATGTAAGATATTTAACCTTTATTGGCCATAAAACATCTGCTAACTCAGTGCAAATACGTGCTACTGCCGATGCTGGTGCTTCTGGTACTACTGTGGTTCTTTCTGTTTCTCCAGCTTTAGTTGCTGTTGCAAATCAGAATCAAAATATTACTTCCAACATTATAGCTGGTATGAAAATAAAAATGATGCCAACTCACCGTGCTGGATTAATAGTTAGTGGCGATGCCTTATATTTGGCTATGCCAAGATTACCAGAAGAAATTCCATTCCCAACTGCTAATGAAAGCGATGTTGATAGTGGTGTTTCTATGCGTATGTATTACGGATCTTTATTTGGTCAAAACCAAAGAGGATTTGTACATGACATTATTTGGGGTAAAACTTTGGTTCCTGAATATTCAATGCGTATTTTATTCCCAGCAACTGTTTAATAGGAGATATATATGAGTAAACAACAAATAGTTAATCTGCCATTTGCTTATGCTAATGGCTTGGCAGTATCTTGGGCATCTAATACTACTTTATCTGTAGCTTTAGGCCAATGCCGTGATTCTACCAATGCTTTTGATTTAGTAATTAGTGCAGCTAAAACTATTAATGCCGCAGTTAACGGGGTTAATGGTTTAGATACTGGTACTTTTGCTGCTAGCACTACTTATGCAGTGTTTGTAATTGGGGATTCCTCTGGCTTTAGTGCTACTGGAACTTTGATTTCAACTTCAGCAACTGCTCCTGTCTTACCAACTGGGTATGACATTTTCAAGAGAGTGGGTTGGGCATTTAGTGATAGTAGCACACACTTTATTCTAGCAACCCAGACTGGTAACGGTTTGGTTAGAGAATATTGGTTCGATACTATGATATCAGTGTTATCTGGTGGTAGTTCTGCTACTTTAGCTGCCGTTGATTTATCTGCTGCAGTTCCAGCAATTAAAGCGAAAGTGTATTTAAATGCAATTTTCACTCCAAATGCTGCTGCTGATGTAGCGACTATAACGTCAGGTTCTTCAGTTGCAACTACTATCTTAGAGTTGACTGGTGTGGTAGCTGCTAAAGCTCAGGCTGCGCAGTTAATCACTTTGTCTACTTTAGTAAGTAGTGTACCGAAGATTCAATATAAAGTTACTGCAAGTGGTGCTTTGACCCTTTATGTAACTGCATTTGAAGATACTCTATAAGGTGATATATGGCTTATACAGCAAGACAGCTTATAACTAAGTCTTATTATCTATCAGGAATTGTTGCTAGAAGGCTGCAAAGCGTTTCAGGTAATCAATTATCTGATGGATTAGATTTGTTAAATGATCTTCTTGCTGTTAAGACTGTAGATCAAAGATTAATTCCTTATTATAGGGAATATGCTTTAACGGCTGTTATTGGGCAAGAGAAGTACTTTATAGCTGATTTAATAGCCGTTGAAACATTTACCTTTAATATAGGGTCTGTTAGATATTCAACTACTCCAGCTAGTAGGAAGCAATATTTTGGTACTGGAAGAGTAGATACAATTCAATCATTACCTTATAACTGGCATATTGAACGTAAGCTAGGTGGTTCTGATTTATACATATACTTTTTGCCAAATACTAATTATCCGATGAAAATATGGGGTAAATTTGGATTAACAGAGGTAGCTGATGAAAATGTAGATCTATCTCTAACTTATGATAAGTTCTATATTGAATATTTAAGATATGCTTTAGCTGAATATATATGTGCTGATTATAATATTATGTTTCAACCACAATCAGCTCAAAAACTAAAAGAATTAGAATATACGTTAATTGACTTAAGTCCCAAAGATTTAACTCTTCAGAAATTTTCTACTTTACAATCTGATACTGGAGTTAATTATGCTGATGTTAACCTAGGAAGAGGGTGGAGGCCAGCTTAATGTATACCAAAGCACCTACATCGAAACAAATGCCTCTTAATATTGTAGGTTCTACCACTTATGGACGTTATCCTAAAATATCAACCGAAAATACATACAATATGTTTATATCAGATGGATGGCTAGTTGATTTTGCTGGATATTTGATTACAGCTTCTTTAAGAGATGCTGGTATTGGAAGAGGGCTTTTTAATAGCGCTAGAAGTAATAAAATGGTAGCTGTAGTAGATAAATATGTTTATCTTATAGATTCTGTTTTGACATCATCTATTATAGGAACGTTAGATAGTTCTGATGGAGATGTTTTTATCGATGAGAATGATGCTAAACAGATAGCCATTTGTGATAAAAAAGATATATATATTTATGATTACAATGCTAATACTTTTGGGAAGGCCACTATTGGCTTTATTCCAGGATATATAACATTTCAAGATGGTTATTTTATTGCTGCTCATGCTAACGAACCTAAATGGGAACTATCAGCATTAAATAACGGCCTTTCATGGCCAGCCGCTCCTAATAATATAGGGGCATTTCAAACCAAACCTGACAATGTAGTTGCATGCGTAAGACTGCCAGGAAGAGGTGGACAACTTTTCATTATGGGTAATACTGTTACTGAGCATTGGGTAAATGTCGGTTATCAGATATTCCCGTATCAACGGACGAGTTCTTTTAATATAGATTATGGATGTTTAAATCCAGCAACTATTGCAACAGGAGATACTTTTATTGTTTGGTTGGGAGCTAATGAAAAATCCGGGCCGGCGATATTGTTAAGTAATGGAACTCAAGTTACTCAAATATCTACTGATGGGATAAATTATAAATTAGGCTCTCTTGTTCATCCTGAAGATTCTTATGGATTTTTATATAAACTAGACGGTCATCTATTTTATCAATTAACATTTTCTGCCGAAGAAGATAATTTAACTCTTTTATATGATTTAGAAACTAAAATGTTTTTTACTCTTACTGATGAAAACATGAATAAACATATAGCAAAAAGGTTAGTATTTTTTAATGATGGTTATTATTTTCTTAGCTTTACTGATGGATTTGTTTATAGGATGAGTACAGATTATGTGACTTATAATTTAAAAGAAATTCCAAGAGTAAGAATATGTAAAAACATAAGAATGCCTGATTCTTCACAATTTATTGCTAATAGTCTGTTATTCACGTTAGAACAGGGAGCAAGTGCTGATATTCAGCGAGTAGACTTGTCTGTTTCAACAGATGGCGGAGTGAGCTTTGGAAGTATAGACGGACAAGAATTAAATGATTTAGGAGTAAGACATAATAAATTAGTCTGGTGGAACTTGGGTTGGGCTAATGATTTTGTAGCCCAATTTAGATTCTGGGGGAAAGGACGTTTTGTAGCAACTGATGGTATGGTGAATATATACCAATGAGCATAAATATACCAAATTTTTTAGATATGCAAATTGTTAACCAAGATGGATATCTGACAGATAGCGCTAAACAGATGTTTAGTCAACTTTTTAGCCAATTACAGACAAATTTGTCTGATGAAGGGATACTTATACCACAGCAAAGTGCTACAAATATAACGGTTTTAGATAATATTAAGTCTAAGGGTGCCATTATTTATAACACTAATACAAATAAGGCAATGGTTAATGAAAATGGTTCTTTTAAAACAATACAAACTTTATAGGGGTATTTTATTATGATGGCAAGTGCGTTAGGTGGAGCTCTAGGGTCTAAAGGAATGGGGGGGAATATATTAGGCTCTATTAAGCAAGCCACACCAGATATTGGTGGGATCTTAGGTTCTATCATGGGGCAGCTTAATTATAAAAGTCCGTATAGTGCTGCCAGTCCTTATTTGGAAGATATAGCCGGGACTATAACGCCTTATTATCAGCCATATATTACATCTGGCCAAAATGCTCTTTCTTCTTTGATGGGGCAATATGGAAGTCTTATAAATGATCCATCTGCCAAGATGAATCAAATGGGCTCGCAATACCAAGCGTCTCCTGGGTATCAATACAATGTAGATCAAACAACTAAAGCTATGAATCAGGCTGCGGCTGCAGGCGGTATGGTGGGGAGTCCGCAGGAGCAACAGCAGTTAGGCCAAGTGGTGTCAGGATTAGCTAATCAAGATTATTACAATTATTTAAATCAAGCTATGGGGCTATATAACACAGGTCTTAGTGGAATGGGTAATATTAACCAAATGGGATATGGGGCTTCTACTGGATTGGCTGATAATTTGGCTAGTGCTTTAATGTCTCAAGCAGCCTTGGCTTATGCCGGAACTGCCGCTGAGAATCAAAATACAGGCGGATTCTGGGGTGGAATAGGTGGAATGTTAGGATTTTAAGAGGTTAATATGGCTATACCAGTAATGAATTTTCCAATATTGGGTTTTGAACAAACCAACCCGGCCTTAATTGGTGCTGCCCAGGGGACTAGAACTGTTAGTGATTTATTAGCAAATCAACAAGTTCAAATGCGCAACAAAATACTTCAGCAATATGGACAGCCAATGGCTGAAGAAGCTTTAAAACAATCTCAGTATCAAACGCAAATAGAGGCTCCTAAAGCTCAATATGCCCCTCAAATGACTTTATCTGATTTATTGGCTAAACAAGAAGAAACAAGACGAACTCAAGAAGCTATAAAACAAATGCAATTAACTAGTAAATATTATCCTCAACAGCAAGAAATGGAATTGGCACAAAAAAGATTTGGTTTACAAAATCCACTTCTATCATTAGGAGGAACTGCTGGTCAGTTAGGTGCTGTATCCTATATGCAACAACATCCGGAAATATACGGAAATGAAACCCCAACAGGTGGAGTTCCTGGTACTGAAGAAGCACCAACTAGCATGGCAGATATTTTACAAAAAAGTATAGGTTCTGCAGAAGAACAAAAAAATGCTAGAGCTAAATATTATGAGAAAATGACTCAATCTATGGATTATAGAACATTACCAATAGATCAAAAATCAGCTGTAATAGCTCAAGCGTCAGGAATGGGGTATGATCCAAATGAAGCCAGTACTTTATTTATGCAAGGCAATACTGTTAGAGATTTAGCTACTAAAGCTGGTTTCGATCCAGAAAACATGCCGGATCCAATTTATCCAGCCACTAGAACTGATATTGCTAGAATAAATTTAAGGCGATCTGCTATACAAGAACTTAATTATTTAAATCCTCTTATTACTGATGCTTTAGCTCCTTATTCAAGAAGAATTTTAGATTACTCACCAAGCCAAGTGGCCGATGCTTTAAAAGGAACTAATACAGACGCACAAGCTAAAGCATTGGCGGCAAAAGCTGTAATTCCTGAATTATCAGCTCTTAGGTTAAGAGCTATGGGTGGCCAAGTAGGTATTGAAGCTATCAGAGAAGTAACAGATGCTTCTATGGCTAATATAAAAACATTCCAATCTTTAGTTTCTCCAGAAGTCTATAAACAAGCTAATACATATATTGATCAATGGATTTCTTCTGCAGTAGATAGGGCTAATAAAGTAATTATTAGAGGTTTAAGCCAACAAGAAGAAGCTAGAAAAAGAGAAGAAGGCTTAACTGAAAACATTCCAAATCAATTAGGAATGGGAAGTCAAGGAGCAATTACTCCTACATCTGAAAATGATCCATTGGGGATAAGATAATGGCTACAATACAAGAATTAAGACAAAAATATCCACAATATTATGATATGTCAGATCAGGAATTTGCTGATAAATTTCATGATAAATATTATTCTGATATGCCGAAGGAAGAATTCTACGGAAAAGTAGGATTGACTAGCC